TTCAAGATTGCCGGCCAGTTGCGCGGCGATGTATTTCATTTCCTTGAAGGGCTGCGCGCTGGATTGCTTGCCGGACAAACCTCCGGACGCATCTCCGGCGTCGAGCAGTTGGATACAACAGAGAAGCTCTTGCCCGAACAGGTGGGAGCATGAGTGACGTTGCGGCTGGACAGATTTGGCGCGACAACGATAAGCGGATGGCCGCTCGCTATATCCTCGTGCTGCGGATTGAAGGCGACAAGGCTGTGTGCGTTTCTTGCAGCGAGACTGGAAACGTGCTGACGCAGCGGCAGACACGGATCGCTTTGCGGCGATTCAAACCAAACAGTACCGGGTATGTGTTTGTGCGGCCGAAAACATGAGCTACATTCCGTTTCAGCAACAGTGCAAGGACTGCAAGGCGACATGGAACGCCGCGTTCGGTCTGGTTGGCTCTACGATAGTGGCATCGCCGCCAAAGCAATGTCCGAAATGCAACTCGAAGAACATCGAGAAGAGCGCCGATGGGTGGCCAGGCTGGACGGAACAAAAAGTACGCGACGTGCAACTTCGACAGAAGCCCGCATCACCAAGGAATATGTGTCTCTCTTGTCTTCAGCCAGCCCATGGCGCCACCTGGTGCTGGTTCGCGAAATTAGTCCGCCGCGTCCTTGCGGCAGATTCGGTGCCACCGTATTACGAGAGAAAATAAAATGCGACCAAGTCGAAACCCAGTCATTCGACTTTATAATTTTAAGCCGCGGTTTGTGGAATTCATCCTGAGTGGCGCGAAAACGCATACCATCCGCGACATCAGGAAATATCCAGCGAAGCCCGGCGACACGCTGCATCTCTATACCGGCCTGCGCACCAAGAAAACCAAACTACTGCTGCGCGTGCGGTGCGTGAAGGTGGAAGAAATTAAAATCGTCGAAACCGTTCGCATGGGCATCGACAATGGCGTGATCAATCGTAAGTGTGCGGCGGTGGCGATAGACGACCAATGGTTGAGCCTGGACGAACAAGAGGCCTTGGCCCGCCGGGACGGATTTTCCGATTTTTATGAATTCGTAACATTCTGGGATGGCAGGCTGCCGTTTCAAGGCCACATCATCCACTGGCGGAAGCTATGATCGACCGTTTGGAACGGGAACTGATTCTTGCCGCGATTGTTTCCGACCCGCGCTATATCGAAGGGATCACCTACGGCGTGCCTCGTACCGGCCACGATGAGGGTTCCGTTGCCAATCACATCCGCGAGCTCGAGGAGACGTTGTTCCGTCTCAAAACGGTGCTTACCGACGAGGAATTCTGGAAATTACGCGTACTGATTCACGTCCATGACACCTTCAAACTAGCCGGCAAGCGGCTGTCGAACAATCACCAGGTCTCGCTCCGGGATCCGCGCAGCCACCCCATGCTCGCGCGAGAATTTCTCTCCGGATTCGTAAAAGACGAATCGATGCTGGCGGTCGTCCAGTGGCACGACGAAGGCCACGCGCTGTGGAAACAAGTTCAGGCCAAGGGACACTACAACGACCTGCGATTAAAAGAAGCCCTCTGGAATATTCCGGACCTGGAACTGTACTTGCTGTTTACGGTGGTCGACGGCCATACGGTCAGCAAGCGCAAAGACCGGACACCCAAATGGTTCTTGGATGTGGTCTACAATCACTGCCTGCCGCCACAGCGGTACCGTGCGTATGACGCGCTGCAATTGCTTGAGTCCAAACCCCATCACGAAGAGTGGAAAGCGCGGGACATCGCCGAAACGGAACAAGCGCTGTGACGGCGATCTTAAAAACATGGCCCGGGTTCATGCCACGCAGCAAAGTGCTTGAGGTATTTCAGCACGATTGGGGACAATTCTATTTCACGCTCGGCCGCGGCAAGCCCGCGCAAGCGATCGACCAGCTGTGGTATACGCACGATGGAGAGATTATCGGTTATTTCAAAATCACAACCATCGTTCGCAACATGGGAGACAATCTTCCAAGGTTGCGGTCAATTTCCGGAGAAACCAGTGAGTGGCAGATAAAACTTATGAACTGGGTAGCCATTTGCGACCCGCCATTTATCCTGTCGCCGGAACAGCTCTTTCATGAATCCTTTCGAGGCTATCGCTATTTCGATTTCGAAACGTATGCCAAAAGTCCGTACGCGAGGGTGCGGATTTGAAAGACGACGACCTGTGCCAGTTCGTATATTGCAAAGCGCGCTGGACCAAACTCATTACCAGGAACGTGAAAAAAGGGCGACCGTGGCAGTTTCGTGCGTGTGATGAACACGTAAAGCCGTATTCATCCGGAAAAGACCCGTATGAACGGCGTGCGGTTTCCGTGACAGCGAGGCCAAAATGATTATTTATTGGATCATCGTCGCATTGAAGCGCGCCATCTGGCTAGTGCGCATTCCGAAACCGGAACAGTTGGCGCGCGCGGACATAAACGAGCGTTGTCCTGTCTGCGGATGGACTTCAGGGCGGGTTCGATGCGTACTCAAAGCCAAGCCGGGCCCTCGTGCTGCGAATCAATTACCGGACGGACAAATTCTTCGCCAGCACGCATGCAACAATTGCGGCGCCCGGTGGCATCATGCCCCTCTTGCAAAAGGTGTTGATGCCACGAAGGTGCTTCCTTCCGTCGCGCGGAACGACCTTGAGGCCAAGGAAGACCGCCAAGCCTATATGCAATCCGAGGAAACCGTAAACCAGTGAACTTCAATTCATGGTAGATTCTCTCCTGAAATGGCAAATGGGCGCACCGGCCTCGTCATAAAACCTATCACTTCGTTGGTGCAGGGCATTCGGTCCCTCTACCAGCGTCCGCCGGATACCATCAGTGGTATCGATTCCGATTCGTGGTACTCGCCGTATCAGCCCGTGCAACCGCTGGCTCCGCCGGGGACTGAACCGCGCGGCATGCAAACGTGGGCGGGTCAGAACCTGATTTTCACGCCGCGTTCCGATTCGGAATTCTCGGCCGCCGACCTCAAGACGCTTGCCACATACCCACTGGCGCGGATCTGCATCGAGAACGTGAAGGACACCGTCACGCGTGCGCCGTGGGAAATCCAGATGCGTCCGCGGCCGACGGAATCGCGCAAGGACGTGGCACAGCGTGCGAAAGACAACAAAGACGACCTGGTCAAGCTGAATCGGTTTTTCGAGTATCCCGACCGCGAACATAACTGGCAGGAGTGGTTGCGTCCGTTGCTCGATGACCTTTTGGTGATCGATGCGCCATCGATTCTGATTCGGCAGACGCGCAAAGGGGAAATTGCCGAGTTGCCGGTCATTCGCGGCGAAATGATCGTTCGCTATATCGACCAGAATGGATTTACGCCGCAGCCCCCAAGTCCCGCCTATGCACAGAACTGGTGGGGGTTACCGCTCGTCGATCTTACGACCGACCAACTTGTGTACAAGCCGCGCAGCATCGTGCCGCGGAATACGCTCGCGTCGCAACTTTACGGCATGAGCGCCACGGAGCAGCTCGCCCCGGAAATCCAAGTCGGCATCAAGCGGCTGCAATTTGTACTGGCCTATTACCAGGAAGGATCCGTTCCCGGCGTCGTGCAAGTCGTGCCGCGCGGTACGTCTCCCGACCGTATTGAAGAAGCCATGGAGTGGATGAACTCCCAGCTCGCCGGTAATTTATCGAAACGCAATCAGTGGCGGCTCGTGCAAGGATTTAACGAGCCTGGCAAGCCCGACCAAATCATTTTTTCGAAAGAACCATTGCTCGCTGGCTTGTATGACGAAAAACATATCCGCGAAGTCGCGTTTGGCTACGGCACCAGCCCTCAGCGGTTGATGAAAATGATTCGGACGGAAGGCAAGTCCTCTTCCGATGCCGCCGAAGTGGAAGGCACGCTGCCGTGGGTGCTCTGGGTCAAGGGCATCATCGATTACATCATTCAACGCAAGATGGGACTGGTCGATTTTGAAATTGCCATCAATCCCTATGCGGAACCGGATCCCCTCAAAAACGCTGCCGCACTCACGATGTTGGTCAGCAAGGCTGTGCTCACTCCGAACGAAGCACGTAAGCGTGTCGGAGAAGAATTGCGTCCCGAGCCGGAAGCGGACCAGCTCGGCATCATCAGCGGGACAGGGTTTATTCCGGTTGGTGTGGCTCCAGCCACTGCCGGCGTAATGACCGACGAACAGGGCAATATTCATCCGCATCCGGTTACACCCACGCAGCCGCCAACCAACGGCAAGGGCGGTAAGAATGCGACGCGTGGCGGAACGCCCGTTTCTCAAGAATCCGGCGGCGGCCGCTCCACCGGCCGCAATGTGGGGATCGACAACGGAAAAGAAAGTCTCGACGGTAAAAAAAAAATCGCAAAGCGGCTCGGGTCGCGTATTGAGCCGGACGTACTGACAGCGGAATCGCAACAGGCTGTCCATCAAATTCAGCAGACATTGCAAAGAGTGTTCGCGACACAATCCCGCGTGGCGCTTGCCACAACCCGGTTCCATAAGATGCTTGGCATGGCGCTCACGAAGCGCAAATTCGGTAACGTGCAATTCAATTTATCGGTGGATGATGCGCAGCGCGTCCTTGAAATTCCGGTCGACGGGGCCCATTATGCCGCGAAAGGCCGCGACATGAATCCTCATGTCACCGTTCTATGGGGTTTCCATCCGCAAGTTACAGCGGAACAGATCAATCAGGTTACCAACGGAATCGGCGATGTTGACATCCTACTTGGAGAGCTCGAGGCATTCCCTGCGGGAGAAGATGGCGTGCCCCTGGTCATTCGTGTGGAGAGTTCGAAGTTGCGCAAGCTCCGTGAAGACTTGATGGTCTTGCCGCACACGTTAAGTTGGCCGGACTATAAGCCGCACATCTGCATCGCCTATTTAAAGCCAGATGCTCCCGCGCAAGAATATGTGGACGCTGGCAATCCACTCGCCGGCGAAACGTTTACATTGTCGCATTTGGTGCACAGTGGCGTGGATTATACTGTGAGTGATTTAGAGAAATTGACGCTACCGAGTACTAGGATTAGACGCAGCGAGATGCGGAAATAACTTTATGGATTGCTCGTGAACGGCATGTCTGGTAAAGCAATTCTCAGTGCCACACTTGAAACGGCAAAGGCAGGTTCGGGCCAACCAATGACCAGAGATCCGCGTCGTACGGAAATCGAAATGTCCGTTCAATACACCGTGAAGGAGATTTTGAGCCGTATCGAAATCGACATCAAGGCGATTATGGCCATGATGAGCATGAAGGCGGAACGCGCTGAACTGGAGAGCCTTAAAACCAGGGTGGATATTCTCGAAAAGCGCGGTAGCGACAAGGCGCAACAGGCAGAACAGAAAGTGGAACAGCTTGAAACTATTGTTGAGGGCCTTAAAGAGCGCGCCGTCGAACGCGACTACGTCCAGAAGCTTGAACAGGACGTCAATGCTCTAAAACAAGACAATACCGTCAACGAAAATATCCAGAAAAACCGCGAGGCCTGGGAAAAGAGCCGCAGTGATACGAAGTGGCTGATCGTGGGGATTGTCATCAATGGCTTGATGGCTGTTGGTGGCTTGGTGGCCGCATTCGCGGCGCTCAAGGCACACTGATGCCCTTCTCTACCGTCAGCGAGGTTCCCCAATATGTCCCCAAATCGAAGCGTCGTCAGTGGCTGCATGTATTCAACAGT